TCTCCCAAAATACCAGCTACAGTTACTTTGTAGATAAAGATATTTGAAAATACATAATCATTTAAAGCGACAGTCGCGCCAGCAGTCCAGATAACTGGATTTGCGCCACCAGCTACGGGCGACATTGGGGTTTGTGATATTTGTATTTTTCTTAGGCAACCAGTATCCCTGACTGTCTGCTTACGGGCTTCATTAATGTAGTCCGTTAGTTCAGAGTCAGAATAAAAGTTCCCGTTGGCATCGTGCAGCAGCCTACGAACTTCCGTGATGTAACCGGATAAAGTTGCCATTTAATTGCCATAACTAAGCGGCTTTTTCGACTTTTCTCCCCACCCCCCGCAAAGGGATAGGTGGGGGTACTTGGTCAATCGCCGGGGATAGGGAGCGATCCTGTACTGGCTTGGATTCGGTAATGCTAAATTTTGCAAGAATTTCCAACCCGCTAGGAATGTCATTCATTGTTTTAGCAAAACCGAGTCTAGCCAAAAAAGGTTCCTTGTTTTCAGAACCATAACCAAATATGTGACGGGCAATTTCTACGGGTATTTCAACAGATTCGTCCACAGGGAACGTATATGGCTTGTACGCATATTCATCGACAAGTGTTTTTTCCCACTTGTTAGTCACATATACAGTCGTCATAGAGTTACCACATCTCCGTAAACTACAATGTCGCAAGTTCCACCAGATACCGCAACGGGTACGTTGACGTACAACGAACCAGCCGTGTAAACAGTAGTATTAGCACCAGCAGCAAGAGTTAAGTCTTGATACGTAGAGGTGCTAGTTACGTTGCTAAGCGTTGTCAGCGATGCAACTGCATTTGAAACATTACCATCGTTAGACGTGGTAACAGTCACATTTGCAGTCGCAATCGACTTGCTTGCATTAGCTACCGTAATCCTGCGAACAATGTATGAACTTGCACCCACAATAGGGATTTGGACAGCGGCATTGGCAACTGTACCGACATTAACGGTTACAGCACGACCAAGTGCAAAATTACCAAACCCATTAGGGAACAACGAACCTACATGGTTAGCATTCATGTTGGCTCCTTATGCGTAAGTCTCACTAACCGCTTGACCCTGATTCACTTGGAACAGAGTAATGGTCGGTGTACCAGCAAGAACATTAGCGCGAATGTTTACGCCATCAGCGATAAAGTAGCCGCCAGTATTATTGGCAACTACAACTGCATACGAAGCATTGCTAATGTTTCCGCTTGTATTCGTATTTAGTTCGATAGTGACGTTAGCAGTTGGAGCAATGTAGTAATCGCCAGCAGGAATAGTTGCTGTTGCATTACCTAATGAATAAGCCAAAAGGAATGCACCAGCAGCGTTAGTTGATGCGCCAGCTACGAGGATTTTACTAGACATGACTATTTCTCCTTACAATGTGAGCGAGTTATAGCCTGTCACCTTGGTCATGGATTTGGGCTTAGTGTTGACCAGTTCAGCGATCATCAGCACAGCACCAACATAACCAATCTGCCAGTTAGGAAGTGTCGATTCAAAACCTGTAAAGACAAACGAACCCTGCTCATGGATATAGAGCGACAGGTAGTTGCTGTTCAGGAAGTAAACCGTTCCTTCAGGGCAGTACGGATCAGGATAAATAGGAACGCCAGCAACCATCAAAGCGCGGAAGCCAGACTGAGGGCCATTTGCATCGCCATCAAAACCGGAACCCGGTGTTAAGACGTATTGCTCTTGACCGACATAATCTTGTGCCAGCAACGTCCAAGTACCAAAGCCACATACGCCAAACGTAGGCACTTCTGCGCCATTTTTGACTGTACCGGAAATGTACTGAAGGATGTTCTGACGAGTTGGGTTTACAGAACCAGCAGCATACGTTTTCGATTTCCACCAAGTGTAGGTAGAACGATCAATATTGCCGTAAGTTCCCGAATCAGACACAGCAGCAGGTAAACCTGTGAACTGCTGAGTGTTTGTCGTGTTGTTGTACAGGGATGTAGCCATCGCATCCATCATCACGTTAGTCGCGTCATTCATACGCGCTTCGATCAGAGGAATAACGGCTGCATCTTGCTGAACTGCGCCTTCCATACCGAGGAACGGTACTGGCGCAATCATCAGCTTCAGGTTGAATTCAGCGTTGTAAGCACCCTGTTGGACAGAAGGCTGAGCGAACGAGCCGCTGTAGTCTGACCATTGAGCGTTTACGAACTGAGAACCCTGAACAGGTACAGTTACAGAGGAAACACCACCAGAAGCAGACTGACTGTTAGCAATCAGTGCCGCCATGAGCGGTGTCGAATTATAAAGTTGTACTACCAGCTTCGGGATAAATGCCCTACGGGTAACGTAGGTCAACTCAGTAAATTGAGTGGAACCCGAAGCCGGAAGAATGCCGCCACCAATAGGCATAATCTATCTCCGATCTAAAAACATCCCCTACTTAAATTACAACCCTAACGGTTTAGGATTGCGCCGTAACTCCGATAATGCTTTTGCTGCCTCATTACGCGCACCTTGAACCGGATTCTTCCAGTATGCTGACAAGTCAAACTTGTTAATCGCAGACGGATTATATCCAGTTGGTGTTGGTGCAGCGGATTGATTCATGTACTTCCAGTAATCAGCAGCAACTTCGTGGTTAGTAATGCCTTTTTCCAGCATCATTTTCTCCACTTCTTCAATCTGCTCGTCGCTATCAACCAAGCCTTTTTCTTTTAGCTTGCTGCGGCGCTTGTTCAATTCCTCCATCGCATCTCTTTGTTGGAGTCTTGCTTCAAGGTGAGCAACTCGGTCATTTGCTTTCTGAACAGCGGAATTGGTTGAGTCTTCAATTTCGAGTTCAGGAATCGGCATATCTGGCTTAGCTTCTTTTGTTAAACGTAAGAAAGCTTTGCGAGTTTTTGGATTCTCAGCAAGTTGACGGGCCAAAAGAGCCAGTTCATCACGGGCTTCATAGCTAAGGTCTTCAAGTGACATAGGTTATCCCCTTTAATAAACAATAAAAAAGCGCATCAGATAATGCGCTTACCGCCGGGCTTTTCAACCATCATGCGATTTTTAACACCAGTTGCAGCGGCGTTCTTCAAACCACCCATTTGCGAGAAGCGAGGTGTGTTGACGATCTGACCGTTTTGCTGAGTGTTGTCAGTTGGGTTGCGAGGTGCAGCAGCACCACGGGGTTTAAACAAATCCATAGTGATTTCTCCAAAAATTATGACATCATGCCGGGAACTGCTGGCGCAGCAGCCATTGCTTTGCCTTCAGGTGTAGCACCCCCTGCTTGCGGCAAGGTTTGCAACATTTGTAAAATTTCAGACTTCTTAAGTTCTTCCATACCGTCAGAGTTTTTACCTGTCAGTTCGGATAATACTTTGATTGCTGAAATAACTTTTTTGCCTTCTTCTGAATCAGAGCCTATAGCTGGCAGTGCGCGTTTAATCAAATCCATCGCCAACCCAAGATTAACCATTGCTCCCTCTTTTGAACCCATTTTTGGTTCTGGAGTGGACATGGGTGCTGCCATTGGGGATGAGGATTCTTCGGTTTCGACTTCTTCCGCTTCGCCTTCTCCCATTTCTGGAGCTTCAGGAGCTTCTTTACTCCCTTTTTGCTGCTCCATGAGACGCATAACTTCTTCAGATGATACAGCCATAATAACTCCGTATGAAATTTGGCAATAGAAATAAACAAATTACAAAACTTTGTCAAGTTTTATTATCGTTTCATGCGCCCATAAGAGCCTCTATTTGGGCTTCGTTCCTGATATGTGCCCAAACGCTGAACTCGATACTGTAAAGTTGGCCCTTTTTCTTCTTGCCTTAATGCTTCTGAAGTAACTCTAGGCTGATCTGCTTTTGATGTAGTTTCTACGCCATTTGCGTTCATGCTACCTCCTGTAAATTTGGTGGAGAGCTAGGTTTAGGCTGTTGTTGTTGCTGTTGTTGTTGCTGTTGTTGCAACATAGCCATTTCTTCCTGTTTTGCTTTGTTTAGCTTAAGCTTTTCTTTCAACAATTGCTTCATAGGCGGTTCTAGCAAGTCTAACAGACCTTCTTGGTCAATAGCACCAGCCTGATGCAGACTAAATGCTAAGTTTCTCAAGTCTTCTGTGAAGATTGGGCTATTGCTATGAGCATCGACCTTTACCATAAAGTCATCAGTGAATTGTTCAGGAATAAAATCATTACCATCATCGTCTTTCAACATGATTGGCTGATATTTCTGAATGCACTTTAGGTAAAGCGTTGCTACTTTCTCAAGAGCGTCTTCAATAATCAATGCTCGTTTCTTTGCTCTGGAGCTGCCGAGTCTTGATAGCGATTCCGCATGAGATTTGGAGCGCACTCCCGCTTCACCTCGACCAGCCAACACGGGAGTAATACCGCTTGCTTCTGCAAACATTGCGTCCACTTCTCGGATGACTTCAAAAAGATCGTTTGGAATGTTTGGCGCAAGACGTTCGACCTTTGCACTTGGCATATCGCTAGAAAGCAAACCGCCAGCACGATTAAGCGCAAAGTTCTTTTCATCCAAAATACCGTTAAAGCCCATCAATGCAGTTGGTGGAGAGACTTGCTTGTTAAGCAGATCAAGAATCTCACCCATGCGCTTATTACGTACATCTTGCAAGAACACTAAGCGCTGAACTTCACTCTGACCCCAATAATAATCATACTGAGGATTCGGGCAGAACTGGATGAATGGCAACTCACCTTTCAAGAACATCTTTTCGCCCGGACGGTCATAAATAATAACGTCTGGATCAGCGATAGTTACGCATTGGTAGTCACCAATCTCGTCATTGAATACCCACAGTTCGTGCATCTCAATTGTGTCTTCAGCAACTCTTGCCTTGTAGCGATTCATGCCTGACAAGTCTAAGTTGACGTTACCCATTAGGCTTGGATTTGCCTGAGACATAATGATGCGGTCTATACCTTCGGGAACATCACTTGCCTGTTCATGGTATGCCGTAGTTACGCGCTTTAAAATGCTGTCGCGTTTAGGGTGGGCGTACAGTCTGGAATATAAATCTGACTTTGTGATGTAGTAGGTATGGACTAAAGCTTCTTGTCTATCGGTGTACGGCGTGTCTTCACGCAAGACGCCAATCGCACCCGGATCAACCATGTAAGGATTTAAACTTCCACCGGGGCCAATGATTAGCTTTGTGTAAGATGTGTTGTAGCACAGCGACCAGAGCAAAACATTAGAGCAAACCTGATCCGTATTTGAGCGCAGCCAATCATCATTCAATAGGTTTTGCATGGGGCGAATTTTTTTCTGTTCGCCAACCTGTACGGCAGCACCTAAGTTAATGGTAAAGCGCGTTGTTTCAGCAGAATATAAAAAACTGCTGAGTTGATCTATGTGCGGATAAATTTTGTTAAAGATTGCTGGCGCGTCTTCGGGGCCAGAAC